CCTCTGGAGCACACCCCGATCCTGGCCGGCACCATGACTGGCACCATCTATGATGGAGCCACCGCCGTCCAGACCTTCACCGTGTCCGCCGCTGGCGCGTTCACCTTCACCGACATCGGCACCCCTTCGCCGAAGGTCACCGCTGGCACCCTGAACACCACCACCGGCGAGCTGACCCTGACTTGGAACAGCGCTCCCGGCTCCAACAACGCCGTTGTCTCCTACGAGTACAACATGGAGTGCAACCAGGATCTCCCCGAGATCAACCTCGTGGTTGAATCCGAAGAGATCGTTGCCAAGACCCGCAAGCTGAAGGCTGTGTGGAGCTACGAGGCCCAGCAGGACCTGCGCAGCCAGCACAACCTCGACGCCGAGGCCGAGCTGACCGCCGTTCTGGCCCAGGAAATCAACCTGGAAATCGACCGTGAGGTTCTGACCGACCTGCGCAACAACGCCGGCACCGTGTCCGCCTGGGACTTCAACACCGCCCTTGGCGAGACCATCAAGGAAAAGTACGAGAGCCTGTACGTCAAGGTTGTCGAAATCTCCAACGTCATCCACAGGAAGACCCTGCGCGCTGGCGCCAACTGGATCGTGACGAGCCCCGAAGTTGCCTCGATCTTCGAGACCGCAACCGCCGGCTTCGCTCCCGCCCCCAGCGAGACCTTCACCAGCTCCCTCGGCATCCAGTACGTCGGTACTGTGAACAACCGCTGGAGGCTGTACAAGGATCCTCTGTTCCCCAGCAGCCAGCTGCTCATGGGATACAAGGGCGACAGCTACATGGACAGCGGATATTTCTACTGCCCCTATGTGCCTCTGACCCAGACCCCGGTCGTGTTGGACACCGAGTCCTTCTGCCCCCGCAAGGGAATCCTGACCAGGTACGGAAAAAAATTGCTACGTGAGGGAGCTAAATTCTACGCGAGGATGAGCATTGCCAACTTCGTGATCTGACCCTAAAAAGGTCCAAAATAGAAAGAGCCCTAGGTAAAAACCTGGGGCTCTTTCCTTTTTTACACTTGAGAAAAACTTTATTTTCCTGGCCAGTCAATGTCCAGCCTGTCCCTCCAGGCTTGCTGGAATGGCTGGGCCAAGCAGTCCTCCACGGGATACCTCATGACCGTCTTGTCATCGAAGACGAAGCCGAAGAAATCTATGTCCCTTGACTGCAGCTCCGCAACCATGCGCTTGGTTTCCTCGTCGTAGTAGTCCCTGTAGTCGCCGTGCTTCGTTGCGTTGGCATGGGGGTACTTGAAGTAATCGGGTATCCCAGTCCTCTTCTTAACCATCTCAAAGTCGCGCTCTATGTTGCCGAGGCAGGCCACGTAATCCACGGAGATTTGGTCATGGAGGTCCTTCATGTACTCTATCTGCTCTACGGAGTCGTAGTAGTACTCGTAGCTGTTGGACTTCACGGAATCGTAGATGTCGACGATGAAGGTCTTGAAGTCGTCCGTATGGCAGTTCTTGGACACCTGAATTGCGTAGTGGAAAAGGCTGACCATCCTGTCCCAGGGGTTCCTGGCGATGGACCAGACGAAGTAGTCCTTGAGGCTCCTGCCCAGCATCATGAAGTACTCGTGCATGTTGTTGTGGTGCGTTTCAAATTGCGGAAAGAGGTGACCAAGGCTCATTCCCCCGGACTTCTTGCAATGAACATGTACGAACTTGTATTGGTGGTTGATCATGCGCCTCCCGGTCGCGCGCATAATCTAGTTGACTCAAAATCGACTTTTGCGAACCTTGCCCGTTTGTAACAATTGGCTACTTTCTCTTGGATATTTCCTTCACAAGAGTGTCAACTAGGCTAGAGGCCTTCTCTACAAGCTGCTCGGACTTCTTGGCATCTATGTTGTTTTGGCTGTATGGCTTGCCATAACCGAAGACCACGCCCTCAATGCAGGAATCGGGGACCACGATGCCGCTATATCGGCATTGGTTGACTATCGGCATGATCGCCTCCCGGGGCGTCAGGTAGTCGGAGCTCTTGTAGTCGGCCATGGAGAGCGGCATCCTCTTGCCCTTGTAGTCGTTGGCTCCGTCGTCGCCGTGTATGAAGAACGCGCCCACCTTGCCCTCGTAATGGTTCTTGAGCAGATCACGGTATTTACCGCTTCGCTCCGTTTCCGTGGTGACCTTTGGATCCTTGAACCCGTCCTTGCCCATGATTCTCTTGGCCTCATCCTGGGTCAGCGTCAGGTTGACGCAGACAAGCCTGTCAAAGAGCGCCTTAACCTGCGAGCTCGGGCCGTACCAATGGACTGGGGTGAATACGACGAACCCGTCGGCGTCCATGAGCTTGTCGTAAACGCCCTCCTCGTACATGAAGTCGTTCGTCCCGTCGTCCTTGGAGTAGCAGGAGCACGGGTAGTGGCAGTGGAAACCGTTGGCGGTGCCGATGCAGCCCTTGCAAGGCCTGACTTGGGGCCTGTCGTCCTCGACCTTGAGGTCTAGCAGCGTGAACTTTACGTCTTTTGGTATGGATGCCAAAGCCTTGTTGAGGAGGAATGCGGTTTTGGAATCGCCCCCGCTGCAGGAGTCCTTGGTGCGTGGCGAGCCCTGTATAGCTACGATCTTGATCCTGGGGGAGTTACCCTCGGTAGCCTCTACCAAATATTCTGCGAAAGTTTTCATAATGTTATTTAGTGGGGAGTATAAATAACGTCATGAGAACTTTCACGGAATGGCTCGACAACAAAAAAGTCGACTCTATCAAGAGGCTCGCCAAACAATACAAAGTCGATCTCAAGGGCATCGACATGAAGGAGCTTTTGGACGGCATGCAGGTGGAGAAAGAGCATGACGGAAGACAGGGAGGGGACACAGACGTGGTCGATTCCGACGCAGACGTCATGAAGATAGCCATCGCGCACCTCAGAGAGAAGAAAGACTACTACAAGAAGCTCAAGAAGGCGGGACTTTAATGAAGACTTTCGGAGAGTACCTGACAGAGGCCACCAAGAAGGAATCGAAGACGAAGAAGGACCCCAGCAGCAGCAGGGTCAAGTGCATACAGGACATGGTGGCCCACCTGAAATCAGTCTTCTCCGACTACGACACCAGCACAAGGAAGTTCGTTTGGCAGAAGCTGAACACGGCCAAGGGCAAGGACTTGATAGACCAGCTGCTCAAGAACCCCAAGAGCTACCTGAGCAACAGCGAGTTCACCAAGCTGGTATCCAAATAGCTCATCTTCCGCCAGCTAGTCGCCCGAGCCTGTACTGCCTTTCCAGCATCCAGCGAAGGGGCTTGACGGGCTTGCCGTCCTTGGCCTCCTCGTAGGCTTGCAAGAAGGCGGCTCCGCCGCCGAACTGCCCTGAGGCGCCAGCCGAAGCTTCCTGCCGCAAAATCCCGATTAAGGAGACGAAGAGCACCGGGGCGATCAAGGCTACGCCGACATTTAACAATTTAGGCCTCATAAACATAGATACGATCATGAATTTCAAAGAGTGGCTCGCTAAGATCGAGGAAATGTGGTCCAGCAAGGGTAAGGGGCATCCCTTCAAGCCCGGCCCGAGAGACGTCAAGCCGAAGCCGAAGGACTTGAAGCTTTGCGGGCAGGGCGGCGGGCCCGGCCCGTGTGATGGCGGAGGCGCTGCCGCCGCTCCATCAGCCTAGCATCCTGACCTCGACCTTGAGATCGCCTGTTCCCTTGATGAGCCTGTGATACACGCCCTTGGGTATGAGGAATTCGCCTTCTAGCTTCTGCGGGAGCTCGTCATCCATCTGAAGCATCCAGTCGGTTTCCGATAAGGGCTTGACCAGCCTGTCTTCATGGTCGCGATGCCACTTCAGCTCCTCGTCGGCCACGGACTCCGTAAAAGTCCTGACTACCGTGTTTTTGTCGACGCGTTCCTGGCTAAAGGGCAGCATCACCACCTCTTGGAGCTTGTCAGCCCGAGTTGCTTTGCGTATCGGCCCACGTTGCAGGCCCACCAGCCCGGGGTCGTCCTGTCACTTTTTTCGGAGCACTTGTGGCGCTTCAGGAAGTTCTTCCTACGAGCCTCTGACTGATTTTTGACGCTGAGGTTGGGGTCGCCCCATGCCACCTTCTTCGCTATGACCCGTCCCTCTGCGTTCTTTCTTCCGCTGTTCACGAAGACGTAGAACTTCTTGGAGCCGCCCCTCTTCGGGCTGTCCAAGGGCACCGACTTGCCCTGGTAGATGCCAGTTCGGCCGGCCTCTGTCATCAGTATGAACTGGTCGTTCTCGTTGACCGTTATGATGCCCTGCTGCTGCAGGCTCCTCGCCTCGCAGACCAAGTCCATCCATGCGCGCGATCCCATCCTGAAGACGCTGGTGCTAACGGACAGGCCGTTCTCCACGTGGTACTTCATGTTTCGGGACATCTCGCAGTGGTTCGTGCTCTCCACCAGCGTGATGGGGGTCAGAGCCTCCCTCATGATGACGTAATCTTCGAATTCCATGTTCTTCTCCGTTTGTTTTATATACGCGCACTAGAGGTAATCCATGTCCGTGGAGAGGATTTGTATGTTGCAAATGCGATTTCCGCCTGGCTTCTTATTTGAATTGTCGAAGCTGATTGAGTACACGTAGAACTCGTGTACGATCGCCTTGTGATTCGATCCCGATGCGTCTTTCCAGAATAGCTGGATGCAGGATTGAAATGACTTCGTGGACAGGTTCTTGTTTTGCTCGAAGAACAACTTGGACAGGTAGATGAAAGCGTCCGCATCCGAGTCGACATTTATTGTCATGTCGATTGTTGTTTGGTTGGGCTGCGACAGATCCTTGGTTACTTGGAGTGAGGTCCCGAACTCCAAGAGTTGGCAATTTGCCAGTTCTTCCCAGGTTCTTTTGTCCCTGAAGATGCAACGCGTTTCCGACATGCCGAACAGATCCTCTTGCTTCATGAGGTTTTCAGTCGAAGTACTCTAACATGCACTGCGGTATTTTTGGAGCCACGTACTTGAGAAGCTCGTGCGCTCCGTGGTTGCTGAACACGATCTCGTGGCGACCACGCGACTGGTGCGACTTGCAGTCGCAGTCTAGGCTGTTGAAGTACTCTGCTATGAGGTTGGTTCCCTCCTCTCCGAACTTGTGAGTTCTCAGGTATGCCTTCCTCTTGCTTCTCTTACCTGCGTCCACGAACCAGGTCATCCACGCCTCGTCCGTCAATATTTCCAGCATCTCTTTGTTGATGCGCTTCTTGCCATCCTTGTAAAACATTAGATATACTTCATTAAAAATTGGGTATGCAATGCTATAGCACCTAAACGTGTTCTTGTCTTGCTTGACTGAATCGTCCTCGCGCTTGAAGAAGTCGGACAGCACCTCAATCTTGTACTGGAGCCACACTTTGTTGCTGTCGCGCATGGCGAGGTAGCAGTTCTTGCCTCTGTCGGGCCTTATGATTGACGAACCTCCGAGTATCGTCCCGTACAGAGTCTGCCTTTGGCTTTCTGAAAGTTTCGGGCCTGTTTGATAAGTCATGCCATTTATATATCTTGCTACTCAATTCTTTTCGCAAAATTTTGCACTTACTAGGACGCCAATTGCCTATGGCAGGGATAAATACCTAGTACCCAGTACAAACCATTTCTTAAAGGAGAAAACATGGGCGCAACTTCAGTGACCGGCGTAGGCAACGGGGCGGCAAATATCGTGCGTGGACCCGGCAACGGCCGCAATTCTTTCGTTTCCGTTCTCGACCCTCACGTGGTCTACAGCGGCACCATCCCGGCTGGCGACACTCTCGTCACTCTCCCCTCGGACGTCAAGGACATTCCAGAGAACCTCAGCCTGCTCTGCGCTGGCAAGTCCTACATGACCGGAAAGAACCTTGACGGCGACGGCCTCGTCGAGAGCTTCGATATCCTCGCAGCCAAGAAGCAAGACATCGACTTCGTCGTGATCAAGAACCCCGGCGGCTTGTTCAGCAATTGATTTCTGGCTTCATCCAAGAACTGGAAAAAATGTCTCCCCGGTGCGGACGTCACTGGAAGTACGGGGAGACACTTTTCAGATTCAAGGTCATCGAGCCGAACACGGTGCGGTTTCAGAACCTCATCTCCTTCAACCCTCTTGGCCTTGTGGCTTTTTTCAAATTCATTTTCCCACTTGCCGACAAGCATGGGGTGGTGATCAGCGGGAAGGCCCAGCCGACTATGGTGGGCCCCTCTGTAACTCGGAACAACTGTTTCTTTGTCGGTATGGATCAAGAAAGGCTCTTGAAGCTATACAAAAAATTTGATTTTGAAGTGCATGAAGAAGAAGGCGTTTATCAAGTCATCAGGAGACCAAAAATATGAAGTACATTCTGAAAACGACTGACAAGAATGTTGCTCTTTGCGACAAGGATGGGAACCAGATTTCCAAATGGAGGCTGGAGGACATCAACTCGGTTGGCGGAATAGATAAGGTCATCGCGAGGTTCAAGAAGCAGTATCCAAACCTTGTTGTGGAAGTGCAGCCGGCTGATGGCGGGGCACCTGCCCCGGCACCTGCTCCTGAGCCTGCCCCCGCTCCCGAGCCCGCACCGGCACCTGAGCCCGCACCGGCACCTGAGCCCGCCCCTAGCAACTAAAATCAACAATCGCTGACTGTAATAGTTTATGGACTGGCACAGGCAGTATTTTGTTCTTCCTAATTGTTGCATAGCATTCAACGCCAAGGTCGCGTCGTCGGCCTTGGCGTCTTCCATTGCGCACAAACACTACCCCGACCTGCTTGAGGCGGCCAAGAATCGCTACGATCAAACCTGGTCGCATTTATCAGACAATTTCAAAAACAGTTTACCCGATTCATTTAAGAAGATGCTCGCAGAGGACTGGGATAGCTCCAAATCTTTCTATCAAAACGTATGTCCAAGAACTTCATCGCCTGACAAGCGTGTGCTTCTGCTTGTTCGAAATCCTATAGATAGATTTGCTTGCACTATTGCATACATGAATCTAAATGTAAATGACACAATATTCGCTTTGGAGAACAAGGAAAAAAGAATTTTAGACAAGCTACCATGCTTGGTATACAGAAACACTCATTTTTTGCCACAACATATATATTTTGATGATAACACGACTGCATATAAGTACCCTGAAGGACTACAGTCCCTCTGTGAGCGCGCCGATCTGGACTGGCCGCTGAGACGGATCAACACTGGCAAAAACCAAAAGCCAGAGCTCACCGAGCAACAAACACAACGCGTGGCCAAGATATACGAAGAAGACATGAAACTTTTTAACTCGCTCTGATGGTGACCAATGGGTGCAACCACAACTCAAGGTACTGGACTCGGTGCTGCCAATAAGGGGAAAAGCCCCTACAACGACCTTGCGGTAAGCAAGCACATAGGCCCCAGAATCATGGCTGCGGGAAAATCAACGTGCAAGGACGGCTCTGTCTCAGTCGAGATACCGAGGCTATCAGGCGTGCCTGAAATGTACGTCGTTTTGCTAACCGGCACGTCCCCTTCTCCTACTTTCGTGTCAAAGAGCTTGCACAAGGCGACCGAGGAAGCATGGGCATTCAGCCTGAACTCGGGCACTAGAGATGAAGTTTTCTGGTCCGTCGTCAAAATCGGCATCTAGAACTCAAATAAATCATGGAACCCGTATACGGCATCGACATAGGCGGAGGGCTAGGGGACTGCATATGGGACTACCTCATGAACAAGCCGTTCAGGGTTCTTAAAGACTTTCGCAAGAAGCACGAAGTCAAGATATGTTGCTATGTCCACAGTCACAACGAGCACTCTATGGAGCTGCTCCGACACAACCGCCACATAGACGAAATTCTGGTTGAGAGGTATGGGAGCACGACCCCACGGGCCGTCCCAGGACTGGAGAAGTCTTTTGACCTAAATCAATACGCTGAAGAGATGATGCCGATCTACCTCTCAACTCCAGAGAAGCAGTTGATTGATAGCGTAGCCAAAGCAGGCCCTTTTGCAGTTGTCCATCCATTCGCAGGAGAGAAGAGACGCTGCATGGGGGGCCATCTGCATTGCGTGCTCGCTGCTTTAACCAGCCGTGGTTTACGGACATTCGTGGTAGGGGCAACACACAGCCGTGGTGAAGAGAGGTTGATAGAAAAATGCGAGGTTGATATGCACAACGCAATCAACCTTGTGAATAAGTCAAATATTCGCGTCTGCTGCGAACTAATCAGGCGCGCGAAGTGTTTCGTGGGCACGCACAGCGCTTGCCAGATGGCCGCCTGGGCATACCGGACGCCATCTCTAACGGTCATACCCGACGAGTTGACTACCTACCTCATTCCTGCGGATGGCCACTATCCGCACGAAGACCCTTACGTTACCGAGATGTTTAAAAGGGACAACGGCATCGTATTCCACAGTCAGATGCCGCACATCCAGAGGTTCGTGGACGAGATGCTTACTCGTCTTCCTTGGGCTTGAAGAACTTGATGTTCTTGTCAGCCCACTCTATCGCCATGTGAGATCCCCTCGTCAAGAGTCCCACGAGCTGAGTCGGGTTTCCGCTGCCCTCTATCGCGATGTTGTCGCGCTCCGTGTTTTCGATCCAAACGAGGGCGAAGGTTAGTCCATCCCGTCGCTTGAGCTCTGCGGCGATTTGCCGCATGGTCACCAAAGAAAGGTCCGGCAAGCCGAGTTCGCGATGCTTGGCCTTGACCAAGTTGCCTTCTGACTTGATAAGGTTGTCGAGCTTCTTCTGGAGTAGCTGCGCAGCGGCAGACTTTTGAGCCTCCTCAAAAACCAGTTGATAAAAGAATTCCTTGGGCTTGCCTTCGTTGGACAGCACCAAGAGGCTGCATGGGTAGTTGTCAGCCACCTCTTGCGCGAGCGACTGCAAGGCCTGCAAGACCGAGTGGTTAGATAGCCTGAAGTGAACCCAGTTGCCCTCTGCGCTCGTGTCGATGATTTTCAGGCCCTCAAGTTTGTTGAGGGCTTTACAAAGATGATCAAAATCCTTTCCCATTTATCCCTCCAGGATGCCAGAATTGCCGAGAGTCTGCGACAGTTTGATGAGATGCTTGCACATGCCCGGTAGCTGCAAAGGATTTGACGAACCGGGATTGTAAAGTGCTTCGTACTTTGCGCGCATTCTTCCCCAGAGGTTTTGGTGTATCTTGTCCTCGTAGTTGAACCGCCAGTAGAAATCGGGGCAGTTGCACCTCACGAGCACGTTGTTTCTGGGATTCAGCCTTTCAATCAAGTACACGCGTCCATCGCTTGCCGCAATCTCGACCAGGCCCCTGACGTCGCGCGAGTCGTGGTACGACACGCGCTTGAAGAGAATGATCGGACTGTATTCCTTGCCTGTGTTCTCGTTTCTCGCAGCGCCCTTGAGGAACAAAGTCCTTACACCTCTGTAGGGCGTGAAACTAACCGATCGGATTTCCACCTCGTCAACGGAGTGCTGACGCTTCCTGGTCCTCGGAAATGCCCTCACCGTGCTGGAGTAGAGGTCGTTTATGTTGGCTTCGTTCAGCACAAGCCACTCATTGAAATCCATGAAAGTATTTAGATGACGCTCACGGATTTCGCTGGGAAAACACTACTTTATAAGCGGATACGAGGTGTTTCATGTCAGATGGTAAAGAAAGTGATCAGCCGCAGACCCCAGAAGAGCTGGGGCTGAAGAGCTTTAAGGTCATGATGCGTAAAGCCAGGGACGGATCGATTGAGAAAGCCATCTTCATAGGCGGAGAGCTTCTCGATTGGCAGATTGACCTAGCCTCGTATACGGACGCTGTTGCTATGGGTCCGGCCTTCAAGAGAGAGATCCAGAAGGATATCGAGAAGCACTTCACAGAATCGGTGAGCGACTTCCTCGGTAGAAATGTAACGATAGCTGAGATTAAGAACGCCATTAAGACCGGCTGGATCTGATCGCAGTTTGCCCTGATGTAAACGCACCGATGGGAGGTGATTTACAACTTTCACACATCCTGCGCCGGCTGACGCAGAGCGGCAAACAAAAGAACGCCGGCCAAAAAAGGCCGGCGTTCTGCTTTTGGGATGATGAATTTTCAGTAAGAGAACCAGTTGCCCTTCTTGTCCTTCTTGCCGAAGACGGACTCCATGAAAACCCTGTCCTGTTTCTTGGATTGCTCGGAAATCACTTTCTTGGACTTCCTTGACTCCTTTTTCATGCCACGTGGCGCAAAGCCTGATGGTGGCTGATAGCCGGGTGTGCCGTGAGGCGCTGGCTTGTCTCGGAGCCGTTGCATCTCTGCAGACTGAGCCATCTTGGCGGCCATCGGATCGACTTTTTGGCCCAATTTGGCCATCATGGGATCGACACTAGGCTTTTCGGGGGCAGCAGGCGCCGCCGGTTGTCCGGATAGTTGCTGCTTGAGTGATTGTGCATGCTTGGCAAACTCAGCTACCGGCTTATGTCCCGCAGCCGCCATCTGCTTTTCAAGAGCATCAAGCTTTACAAGGACGTCCTGTATGGCCGCCTGGTCTGATTGAGCCCCACCTTGTGCGCCTCCACCAAAAAATCCTTTAACCTTATCGACTGCGCCACGAAGCCAGTCGCCAAGGCCCTCTGTCCTCAAATAGGCTTCAAACACAACATGCGGGTCGTACCCATATGACTTAAGTTCACACAGGTCATTCGCAATCTGCTGCCGAAGCGTGTGTTTTTCGGTATTGCGACGACTTATTTGAATGTAAGGATTTGCACTTTCGCCAGTCATGCCATCATACATCGACTTTCCAGCACGCTCCTTTTCAAGTTCGGCTTTGGTCGCAGCTAGTTCCCTGTCCTTTTGGCCCTTCTGCCAATCTGCCATCTTGTTTTTCCAGTCATCACCAGCCGGTGCCTCAGGAGCTTTCGCCTCGGGCTCCGTCTTCGCAGGTCCGGCCTTGATCTGATTCAGGTTGGTCTTCAGCGCCATGACCATGTCCTGAAGCATCTTGCCGAAGGCGGGGTCGGCGAACTTGGCCTGGAGCTCCTTGGAGCTGGCCA